AGTCAATCGTTCGACTGAAATGATTGTTCGGTCGAGGATATTTTCGCCGATACGTTCTTTTGTCAATGTGAGTTCGCGCTTGTTGAGCGTCAAATAAAAGTAACCCTCTGAGTCAATAAACCAAACGGGGCGCGTTCTCAGGCGTTCGCGTTCGTGATTGATTGACGCAATTAGGGCATCGACGGCTTGTTCTGTTTTGTCCTCGCCGTTGACGATGTAACGGGGTATAAATGGGGCGAAATTTGACATTTTATTTCTCCTTGAGTTGGTGCCCGCCCCGAAGGGCGGGCGATTGATTAGGCCAAAAAGCGGGCGAGGTGTGATCGACGGCGACGGGCTTTTTTGACTTCCTCTTTTATGACCGCCGTGACCATGATTGCGAAAGGCGCGATGATTGGCGTTGCGTCGATGATTGAGGTTAAGTATTCCATTTTGTTTCTCCGTGTTTGATGGGTTGTTGTGTCCGTTGTGTTTGTAAATTACAAACAAAAGAAACCAATGTCAAGAGAATTTTTTAAAATAAACGAAAAAAAGTGGAAATAAACGAAAAAGACGTTCAAGCCCTCAAACTCTGGCGGGCAAAACCGAGCGAATGGGTCAAGCAACACATCGACGTCGAACTCGCACACTATCGCGACGAGGCCGACTTTCTGGCGTGGTTGGCAAAGCAACCGCCCGACCGTCATTTGTGGGCGCGTCGGCAATACGAGGCGGGCAAGTTGATTCTCGACCCGACGAGATCATATCAAGCCGAAGCACTCGACCAGACGGCACCCGCAGGGCGATACGCGGTTCAATGGGCGAACGGTGTCGGGAAAACGGGGTTCCTCGCGTTGCGGTTGCTTCATGCCCTCGACGTTTACCCGTCAATGAAGATCGTCACAACGGCGGGCACATGGTCGCAGTTGAAAGAACAGTTGTGGCGCGAAATTGCGTATTGGGCGAGCAAGGCAAAGTCGCCCATTGTGGCGAACGCCTCGGAAATCTTGACGACATCGGTCGAGATCGACAACGATTGGGTCGCGTTCGGTCGGGCATCGTCGGACGAAAAAACCTTTGAGGGCGTTCACGGTCGATACGTGACCGTTCTCATGGACGAATCGAAAGCGATCAAGCAAGGCGTATGGAATGCGGGAACTCGTATCTTGCGCGGTGCCGACGGTTTGTTTTGGTGGATTTGCGCGGGGTCACCCGCAAGCCCGACGGGCGAATTTTGGGAGGTCACCAACGGGGACAAGTCACACCATTGGCAAACCCTCCGCATGTCGGCGTATGAGTCGGAACGCATCGGCCTCGATGAAATAGAGCGCGATTGTGACGAACTCGGTGACGAGTCGCCCTTGTTCATCTCAATGGATTGTGGCGAGTTTCCCGACGAAACCGAGGACACGATCATACCATTGTCACATGTCCAAGCATGTGTTGACCGAGAGGTCAACACCGAGGGCATCAAAGCACTCGCCGTCGATGTGGCGCGGTTCGGTTCCGATGAAACGATATTACTCGAAATGCGCGGGCGTCGGGTCGAGGTCGTCGAGACATATAACGGGCGCGACCTCATGCAAACGGCGGGTCGGGCGAAAGTGTTGTCGCCAGAATACGACCGCCTCGGCGTTGACGATACAGGGCTTGGCGGGGGCGTCACCGACCGCCTCCGCGAACAGAACGTCGAAACACAAGCGTTCATCGCAGGGGGGCGGGCGCAAGACGCCGACACATTCGTCAATCTTACAAGCGAACGAGTGTGGGCATTGAGGCAGTTGTTTCGAGAGGGTTTCGAGAACCCGACCGACCCGAACAAGGGCATCAGTATTCCAAACGACAAACGCCTCATTCACCAACTCAGCGCGAGAAAATACAAATACAGATCGGACGGCAAAATCGCCGTTGAACCAAAAGACGAAATGAAAAAGCGGGGCGAGAAATCGCCCGACCGCGCCGACGCCCTCGCCATTGCATATTGGTTGTGGACGATGCCCTCGACGGCACCGATTGTCGTTGACGGCGAATACGGGGGCGCGGAGGCGTATCAATCAAGGGGGTTGTAAATCAACATGCAAAAAATAATCATCATTGCCCGTTTCATCGGCGTATTGACCGCCATGCCGTTCGTGTTTTGCTCGGTCGTCGCCGTCGAGGTCGCCCGTTCGATTTGGGACGCCTCGCGGGGGACGTGGCAAGGCCAAATTGAGGCACCGCGCCAACAGGGGGGCGCAAAGAAAAAACCCGCCAAACAGCGCGAGAGCGCGGTTCAACGGGTCAAGCATATCGTGGGGGCGGTCATTGAGCGAGTCGAGGAATCAGTCGAGGTCGTTCACGACGAAAACAGGCCGAACGGGTCAGATTGACGAGATATGCGGTGAGTATCATGCGACATGAGGCCGTCACGTTCAAACCGCCGAAAATAGGCGAGGGCATCGGCGCGAGTTGGAAAGCGGGCAACCTCGCCGACTTTGCGTTCGACATATCGAATGCGGTCGGGGTCGGTGTGGTCAACGATCATGAAATAGGCCATGTCAAGTCTCCTTAAATAGTGCCAATTGCGCGGGTGAGTGTTTGCCAAATGCCGACTTGGTATAGACGTTGCGCCCAAAGTGAGTTGATTGTATTTGTTGCCGATTGGAGTTGTAATATTAAGGTAGGTGACAACATGGTCGTCGATATTTGAGCCATGAATTTTTGAACATCTTTGTATTCGGCGTCAATACGGTCAATTTCATTTTTTGCGTGGTCGCGGTTTAAGATCATTTGTTCGCGTGTCATGGTGCGTCTCCTCGAAAGTTGGTGCCCGCCCCGAAGGGCGGGCGGGTGAATTAAAACTTTGTGTATAATCCCGTTTGTTCGGAAATGGTTTCGGCGACTCGGTCAACATAGATGCCCTCGACGATCTTTTTTGTTGTCCAAGTTGGAACACCCTTGACCCGACGAACCCGACCGAAAACAAGCGTGTAAGTGTCCATCGGTGTCAACAAGATCAACAACCGCGTCGAGGGTTTCGGTATGTCGAGTTGTAAACCGCCATAATGCGCGAACTCAGGAACGTCGATAAAACCCGCGCCCTCTGAAATGACGGCGAATTTCTTTGCGCCGATCATCATAAAGGCGGTGCAAAATTGTGAGAGGATTGTTTGAGCGATTTCTTTTGAGTTTGCCATTTTGAATCTCCTGTTTGGGTGGTTGCTTGTTTGTTGTGTTTGGTTTGGTTTAAAATGAGTGAGTGGGGGCGACCCATTTGGCAGTGCCGTCTTGATTGACTGATTCGGCGACCATTTGAGCAGTCGAACGACTCCATGCCGATACGATGCCCTCGCGATTTAAACAGATGAATGACCCGTCGTCGGAAACGACGCCATAAACGCGACCCGACATGGTGTATGTTTGCCCTTGTTGGTCGGTAAAGAATATGCCCCTCAATGACTTTGGTTTCAAACCCGTTTTAATCATTTTGAATCTCCTGTTTGGGTGGTTGTTTGTTCGTTGTGTTTGTAATTTACAAACAATAAAACCATATGTCAAGAGTTTTTTTAATCTTTTTTAGTTTTTTTTCGGTCTTGACGAACAAAACACCCATGCGCGATATTTAAAGACCCCACAACCCCACCAACACCCCAAAGGCCAAACCCATGAACCTAATCAACACCATGACCCGTTTCGTCGAGTCGAATACCGTCACCTTAAAAGAGGCCATGCCGACATCGGCGGGTATAGACTCAGACGACCACTTATACCGACGAATCACCGACGAAAAAAGCGACCTCAACCCGATATTGCTCGACAAGCAACGCGAGGTTTCCGCGTATTTATACGACGTCAACCCGACCGCAAAACGCATCATCAACATGGTTCGCGATTTCGTCGTCGGCGACGGGTGGTCGTTGAAAGCGAAAAACAAGAATGTTCAAGATGTCCTCGACAAATTTTGGAACGACCCCCGCAACCGTTGGGACGTCAAACTCGCCGACCGCATTCGCGACCTCGGCATTTTTGGCGAGTGGTGTTTCTCGGTCACCAAACAGGAAAACGGAAACATTCTTTTGGGTTGGATTGACCCGTCGAGCATTGACCATGTCAAACAATACCGAAACACCGAGACAGGCGTCGAGAACGACGAAATATACACCGAGGTCGTATTACGCCAACGATTGACCGACCAAACACAAAAACGCCTCAAAATCATTCGATACGACGAGAGTTTTGGCAAACTTGTCGGGATAACACCCGACGACGGCGACAAGTATGTCGGCGAGTGTTTCTTTTTTGCAATCAACAAAATGACGCGGGCAACGCGCGGGCGTTCCGATCTGTTTTGTGTCGCCGACTGGCTCGACCAACATGACAAATTTCTATTCAACCGCGCCGAGCGTTCAGCCCTCGCAAACGCATGGTTTATCGACGTCAAACTCGACGGTTTTACCGATCAACAGGTGCGCGAGTTTGCCCGCGCAAACGGTCGCCCACCAAAGCGGGGGGTATGCGTTTTCATAATGAAAAGGTGACATATGACACCGTCGCGCCGAACATGGGCGCGGGTGACGCCTCAAACGAGGAAAAGATGTTGCGAACGCCGATTCGCGTCGGCGCGGGCTTGCCCGAACATTGGCTTTTCGGTTCTGGCGAGGACGCAAACCGCGCGTCGGCTTATGAAATGGGCGACCCGCCCATCCGCATGGTGACCATGCGACAACGTGAGGCGCGGTCGTTCATTCACGACATGGCCTCATACGTCGTCCAGTGCGCCGATGATGCGTCGATGTTGGTTGGCGTTCCAGACGACGAAAAAGGCTTTAATGTCATTGTCCCCGAAATCTCAAAACGCGATGCCCAAAAGAACGCGACGACATTGCAAACCGCGACGGCGTCTTTGGCAATCGCCGAACAGCAAGGGTATATATCGAACGAAACGGCGGGGCGCATATTTTTATTTCTCGCGACCGAGTTGGGGTATGACGGGCTTGACTATGACGAGGAAAAGAAAAAGATCGACGACGACGACGGCGAAATATTCAAAGGGTTGGACGCGACCGACCCCGAACAAGAACCCGCCGACATTGACCCCGACGAAAACGAGGAGTAGGTATGCACACAAATGTTCGACTTGAGGCCGACATTGTCGTCACGCCCCCAGAGGCCATGAAACAAATGCGAGAACTCGCGGGCGTTGCGACAGTGAGCGATTTAATCGAATGAACAACAAGCAAGCAGACAGGGCTATAAACGCCGAACTCAACCGCATCGACCGATTGACCGAACGAGAGGTCAAACGCGCGACCAAGTTGTTGAGAGACGCCCACATGGCAATCAAGCGAAACCTCGACATTGCATGGGAGAGAATCTATGCGAACGGTGTCGGGTCGGGCGTCGGCGAGTAGCGCGCCGTTTATCTTCAGCAAATGCAGGGCGATGTCGAGCGCGTCATGGCAGAGTTTCGGCAGAAA